GTCTTGGCAAAGAGGCGAAGGCATGGCGAACGGTCGCGCCTTCGATGTGACCAAGTCCGAAGCCCAAAAGGTGGCGGATAAGACAGCCAAAATCTATGGCGCAACAATTAACTGGAAGGAGTAAAGCCATGACTAACAAAGTAGGACGACCAAAGAAACTTGAAAACATGAACGATGATGAACGCATCGAATTTTGGCGCAATGAAAGGCTATCGGCACAAAAATACCGCCAAGAATTGATTGACGCCTTAACGGATGGGCAAAAAGAAGCCGTCAAGAATATGAGCCGAGCGGCCGAAAACATCATGACCGCTTATAGAGAAATGTGGCATCCGAATTGGCAGGATATTGTCAAGTTCGATGAAGCGTTGAATACCTTCAATGGTCAATTTAATCAGGAGTGAGTTATGACAACAGCAAAGAAACTGCTAACACCAACCGAGGCCTTCAAAGAGCAATTACCAAAACAGCCGAGGAAGGTTGGGCGCCCAAAGAAGTTTGAGAACATGAACGCAAAAGAGCGGCATGAAGACCTTGCTAGACGATTCCACGAGACGTTAGACGCTATTGATGAAAACGCAAGGCTTGAGAAAGAGCGTTACCAAGCACTTACTACCGCTCAAAAGGGCGTCATAAGGGATTTGAAGGGAACGCTTTTGCCGATTCTGGAAGACTACCGAGACTTGCGGCATCCTAGGTTTGAAGACGTGGTAGACCTAAACCGCATTGATGAGGGATTGCGGATGCACTTTAGAGAGGATGACGAATAATGCTTATCATTAACCACACCCTCCGCCATTCGGCGGGGGGAAGAGAAACCTTCACCGACCATTATCAACTAGCAGATACGCTAGAAGAAGCCAAAGAGATAGCCCAAGGGCTAGTCACTAGGCTTGATGATAGTCTTTACTGTTACTCTATTGCGGAAATTCTGGAATCGTCAGAACCGCATTGGGTTGACCCTAAACCAGACGCTGCGGAAACGCTTGTCGATAACGCTTGGGGGACAGACAAGTAATGACTGGTGAAGAACTAAAACGGAAAAGAGAGTTTCTAAACCTGACGCAAATCGAGATGGCTAAGAAGTTTGCCATTACAGAACGCACAGTGAGAAACTACGAAACAAACTTCACACCCATCCCAAAGACATTTGAGATGGCACTGACAGCCTTAGAACTAGAGGAGAAATGAAAACGAGGCGATGCTTAGTAGTAATGCCGTATAGCAGTACTACTATGTAATACAGCAGGGCTATGCACTTAGCCCTGCTTTTTATTTTTTTAGAAAGAGAAAGTTATCTATTCAGCAATGTCATACCGCAGTGAAAAGCGGCATTACAAAGTAGTACTGCTATGTAATACTGCTAAGCAATGCGTGTTTTCTCCGCAGGAAATATCATATTTTTTTACGCTTGTCAAACGCCCTTCTGTAACGCTTTCTCAGCAAGGAATTCACGCATCAGCATGTACCAGCAATCCATTCCTAGTGTTGCTGTTTCGCTCTTGCCAGCGTAGTCCGAGTTGATGAAAGAGAGTCGCACGACAACCTTCGGTTCAGCCCTGTCGTACTTATAAATGAGAAACGGCTCGGCTGATTCACCCGCAGCCTTCTCGACTTGTAGCCACCAGTCTTCATGATAGTGACCGCCATTAGCCATCTTATACCGCTTGCACTCGATGACTGCACCGTCAATACCAATCAAGTCACCCCTATCACCCTGCCTATATTGTTCGAGGTCTCTCTTCACCTCGATGCCAAGGTTTTCTTTTATCATAGCGGCGCATTGACGCTCAAACGATGCACCTTTGTTGCGTCCATTAGTCATTCTTCACCCATAACACCCTGCCCATAGCCCCGTGCCAGCCCGATAGCGGATGAGAAACCCACCCCTTCGGTACTGGCTGGTGAGCAAGGGCATACCTAATTGTTTTCGAAGATGACATCAATTTCGAGTTCGTTTTCGTCAATCTCAATCTCTCCGCTGCCACCGCAAATGTCGCAGTCATCCCACTCACTCCCCAATTCACCACCGCGCCATGCCATCGGGTCAGGCTTAGCCACTGTGTACTCCAATCGCCCCGTGCCAGCGCACTCAGGACAAGTCATTACGTTATTCGCCATTGATTGCTCCTATCTTCTGACGGAAAAAATCTTCAGCCCCTACCTGCCCATCAGTCTCCAAGTAGATTCTGTATAACGTATTCGGCGCGGGGAATCGCTCACCTTTCAACAGCCGTGTGATTGCCGATGCCGACAAACCGCACTTGGCTGCGAAAGAACGCTGAGAAATCCCTGCCTGTTTTAGATAATCTTTCAAATACATATTTTCTTTTATCACAGGGTTGACGGTGCGTCAAAACATTGCTAAGACAGAAGAACGGCAGGGGATAGGTCAGCCGTACTTTTTTCACTCCAGTGTTTGGCAACATGAGTCCTATCCCCACACTTTCTTGAGGAGGAGAAAGTTATGAAACAGAAACTCGTAAAACCATCTGACGTAATTAAAATCCCTAAACCATACTATGATGACCACGTTAGCCGTGGCTACAAAGCGCCGAAGATTCTCAAAGAGAACCGCGCCAATTACTTTATTGATGCCTCAGATAAAGAAGGCATCCAAGAATTAATAGCGGAGGCTAAACCCTTTGCAGAGTTGTACCGAAGCGGCTATTGCTACCATCTTAGTAATTTGGCTGTCTCGGCCAACCATACGTTAATAGCGATTGGGATGCCACGGGCTGATAAGGATTACTTAGAAAGCATTGCTTTTGCTAAGTACCAAGAGTCAGGTTATTAAAATGGAATATACAATCCCAGATTACTCACAAGAGTTCGGCAGGTATCATGTCTCCGCATCAGGCGGGACGCAGCCTGTCGATGAACATGTGCTGAAGATGTATCTACGCAAAGAGCATCAGATGAACTTCCCGATGTCTTCCCGTCCACGGGCAGGGCAAATCGTGCAAGACATCTGTGACCGTTACCTCGGCCTCGATGACTACAGCCCTATTATGGGGCAGAAAGATGGCATTGACCTCGATGAATCTATCCGCAAAGGCTGCCTCGAATACGCTGCATTTACCCCGCTTGATTGGGATGGTGGCAATGATGCAGAGGCCAAGGAAGAATTTATTGAACATCTCGGTGATATGGCTAGATTTGCGGTTGAAGGCATCAAAGAGTTTTTTGACGGCGAAGAAATCGAAGGCGAATACCAGCGATACTTCCAAGACCCACGCATTGATGTGCCAATCACAATGTTTCTGGACTACGCCAGCGAGACAAAAGAACTAGACCTGAAGTGTTCCTTGCCCCGCCGCAATCCGCCCAAGAAGGACGGCACACGCTCGTGGAGCGTACCAAAGCCATCTGAAAAGCCTAACGAGAACCAAGTGATGCAACAGGCGGTCTACTGGAAAGGCACAGGGCTAAAGCCTGGGCTTTTATTTGTCACCGCGAAGGGCTATCACATTGCCACGGCTGAAAACTGCGAGGCTCTAACAGAACCCGCATTGGAATTGGCTTATGAGAATGTTGTACGCCGTTGGCTGACAGTACAGAACTTAATGAAGGCTTCAGGGGGCAGTTGGAAACGACTGTTTAGTATGGTTGCGCCAGACATGTCGCAGATTGCTACACGGCACGGCCCTGACGTGCTGTATATGGCGAAGGAAATGTGGAGGGTTGAATGAACAATCGAACTAAAGAGGCTATCGAGGCAATCCAAAAGATATTGGAGTGTCCACCGCTGCCGAAGGTTGCTAAGAAGAAGCAATCAAACCGCAGTTACTTACAACACCGCAAAGGCAAAGCCTTTGGTTTATTTGGGAGGAAGAAAAAATGACTGAGACTGAACAAGAACACGCACAAGCCATTGACTTTCAGCAAGAGAAAATCAAACGGCTAGAGAAGCGGGTGGACGAACTATCGGGGACTTTGTTCTTCGCCATCCGCATGATGAACAACTTTATGGAACAGGTAGAGGATAACCACTATGAGCAGTAAAATCTTTGACGCAATGGCTCTTGTCCAAGAGTACAACAAGGAACACGGAGTCAAGCAGCGAGGCGGTAAGATGTACACACAAGTGGTGCATCGTATGGAAGCCTTCCGCCAAGTCTTTGGCCTAGAGTTTGGCACGGACACAACGGTGCTAGTTGACGATGGACACCGAGTCGTGGTTAAGGCTATTATTACGAATGAGAACGGTATGGTTATCGGTTCTGGGATGGCTGAGGAAATCAGGGGCGAAGGACACGTTAATAAAACGTCAGCCTTGGAAAACTGTGAGACTTCAGCAGTCGGACGCGCACTTGCAAGCATTGGTTTGAGCGGCGGAGAATACGCCAGCGCAAATGAAATGGATGCGGTTGGGCGGAA